ATCTTCGCTCCTTGCTATTCACTATACCTATAGTATAACATCAATCAACCAAACTGTCAACCAAAATCTCACGTGCTGGATAGGTGATCTTGCCTTCGTATTCCAGCTGTGATAGTTCGAACTCTGTGAGGTAGTCATCAGCCACGATGCGGAAGTCAATGATTGACTCGCGGAAGTGATCGTTGAAGCACTCGACCTGGTCGCGTACACTCATCATCACAGCAGTGGTATGGGCAGTGTTGCCACCTTCGAAATTTTTGACCACGTAGTCCGAACCGCCTTTGGCTTTCCAGTACTGTGGGCAAGCACCTACACCGTCCCAATCGTGGGCGCCGTAGTTCTCGTAAACTTGGGTGGTGATCAGCAGTTTGGACATCGTCGCTCCTTATTGTCTATACCCATAGTATAGCACCAAAAAGTCAAAGTGTCAACCGGTTTGAAAAGACCTTACTTGCGTCTGGGTTTCATCAGAGCTTTGGATTCAATGCGCAGTTTGCCAGCTTCCTTGTAGAGAGCGTCGGCCTTGCGACTCAACGCACTGGATCGAACTTGGGCCAGCTTGCCGCCGCCGAACTCACGATCGATGTAGTAGCTGATCAGGGAGTTCTTGATCATTGTGGGTAGATCGAAACCGGTGTCCTCGGGACAGACAAACCGTACAGGGCATTGACCCCAACCGCCGTACTCCAGGAACTCTGCGTAGTAGCGTCTGTGATCTTTGTTGTAAGGGTCGAAGGCCACTAAGGGCCTTGCGAGGAACTCTAACTTGCTCATCTAGCTATTTATAGTGGCATGCGGGCTGTAGTCTTCTGGGTCAAGGCCTACTTCTTCTAACCATCCATAAACCTGTTCAATGGGGCACTCCAGCATGATTGAGATCATCCTAGGCGAATGGCCCTCAATGTACAGTTGCTCGATATCGTATGTGAGATCTGCCATCTTGCTCATTTCACAGACTCCTTCATGACTTCTTGTGTTTTACCAACGGCCTTGTCCACGGCTGAAGCTACACCGGAGATTCCCACGGTAGCCACGAACATGCCAGCGATGAATGCTAAAAGGATTTTCATTAGTCTTCACTCCATTCACGAAAGTTAGGTTTAGGATCATTACGATGTTTCCACCGGTACCACAACAGTTGCGGAATGCCCATGCGCCAAGCCCAGAGCACATCCATTACTACGAGTCCTGCTACGAATGCTAACAACAGTTCCATCTTCCGCTCCTTGCTTTGTTAATATATCTATATTATAACACCAATCTATCAAGATGTCAAGACCTAGATTACACGCACACGTAAGCAGCGGGGCCTACTCAGAGTGTGGCTTTTGTGCCACACCCCCTGGCACTCACGCCGTCTCCGTTTCCTTCTCGTAGATCACTGTCTGTCCAAACGGTGCTTCAGCCTGCGTATTGCCCTTGACGATAAAGATTGTATCGCAGTAGTCCTCGTTGCCCCAACCACCGCATGGGTAGCCGTCTGTGAACATGATGAACTTCTTAGGTTGAATACCATTCTCTTCCATGAAGGTCCAGTTGACTTCAAAGTCTGTGCCACCGCCACCCTCTGGAACATACTCTTCGAGCTCGTGAGCTTCGTCGTGTGTAATGGTCTTCCAGTTGTAGATGTCTGTGTCAAAGCACCACAGGTTAATGCGGAAGTCTTCGTACTGGTCCATGATGCCCTTGATCTCACTGAGGAACGCAGTTGCATCTTCTTCACCAATGGAGCCTGACATATCAATGCTGATAGCCACGTCAATGGTAGTTGCTTCTTTCATACCTGGCAAGATAGCACCTGAGTGCATACTCTTGCGATTCACACGCTGGAAGGAGTAGTC